CCACAGGCGGCTTTGTGCCGTCTGAGAGTGCCATTTTGACCAAACTTGGCATCACGCCGGAACTTGCCGTCTCGATGGCCCGCAAACTTGTTGGGAGTTATTCTGGTGACTTTTATGCAGAAAGCGGAGGCTTCGCCACAACCATCTACGATCAATCGGGAAACAGTAGAAACCTGACAAACCCCGCAAGCGGAGACGATCCTGAACTGACGGGGTCAGGGAAAACGACAAGGGGCATCTTTTCGTCAACCTCCAACACGAATCTCTCAACGGGCATCACCGGAAGCAGTTGGCCGAGCGGAAATCATGATGTCTTTATTGTCCTTGACCCTGTTTTCGCGGGCTCATCTTCTGACAAGCAGGCTATATTCGGGCGCGGAAGCGGCGACGTTATCAGGATGGACAACGGAAGCGGCTCTTCCGCGATTGCTGGCATGACAGTGGGCGAAATCCGGGTGAACGACACAATCCTTCCCGCCACCGTGACAAGGAACGCTCTCTGGGATGCTCTGACAGTGTCTGGTCTGAATGTTCTAAGTCTGGAGGACGTTGACCTCCATAGTATCGGGGGGCAAATCAAGCTAGGAGGTAGCGACGCAAATTGGCGGATGGAGTGCCATTTCGCGGAGTGGATAATCACTCCAGCTCTCTCGGACGCGGACCACACCGCCATCGTTACTAATATACGAGACTTCTACTCCTAGACCCCACCCAACCCCGATTAGTGAACCATGCCCATCCAACGCAACCAGCCTTCACCAGAACGCCAGAGCGTCCTCTCGTTTGTATCGCCAAGCGTTGCGGACCTGCTGTTCTACGAAACGGTTGACGCAAAGACCATTGGGGCTGGGGGAGGTAAAACGGTAATTGCTATTTCGTCCGCTACGCAGGCGGTTGAGGTCACCGCTGATGGCACCTATGACGGAGACTACCATGAATCTGGGTTCCTTGTTCAAGTGACTTCTACGGCTCACGGTTATGAGAAAGGGGATGTGGTCACGGTTGAGAACGCCCCCGATGGCAGTAACGGCTTAAACCCAAATGGAACTTTTGAGATAAGAGATAAGGACACAAACTGGTTCAAATACTTTGTCCGTGGCACAGGTTCGATCAGCACTTGGGGTGATGCTGCCGTCCAATCAGCAAACACTGTCGTCTATAAAGCACACCCACAATACGGAACGGCTCACCCCGACACGGAAAAGTTCCCCAACCACAAGTTGTGCCACGTTAAACAAGCCGACCCTAATGGTTTGTTCTTTCAATACTACTACGCCGCAGAGCGCAACCACCAAGACGATTACAATTTTGAGTTCAGCCAAGCGGACTTAGGGGGGAATAAATACGACACTGTTGTTCGGACCTATGTTACCCTGCGGTCTGACTTTTCAGATGTTGATGGGGAGTATCAAGCGGGTGACCCCATGCCAGATCCGCTGAACCAGTTCTCTGCGGACAACGCGGTTCTATACAACAGAGATTTGCGTTCTTACGGAGCCACTGACGAAGATGAAACATCCGTCAATTACATCCTGATGACGCGACAACAGAAGCGCATTGGGGATCAGGAACTTGACGGCTTGTTTGTTGTTGAGCAGCGTGTCTACTTTAGACGTATTGATATAGTTACGCAGAAGTTAGATGACGCCACTGGCGGTATTCTTAAAACGGTCATAAAACTTATCTACAGGGGTGAGGCAACTTTTGTAACCGCTAATGATATTGTAACCACAGCAGGGTCCGAGAATTGGGATGCTGATGATAGGTGGGGCCTGACTGCCGCTGGTCAGAATATTGAATGCCAGCAACTAAGCCACGACTGGTGGCAGGTTACTATTCAGGATGTCATACCACAGTTAGGATTGACCACGCACCTTGGGGGCAAAGTTATCAGGGATTATAACACATGGGAGAACTTTACTTGGCCTGCCGTTGTTGACGGCTTGCACTTCAACACCGCTAATAGAAAAGATGGGGCAAGCCAAACCACGGTGACTGTGCGTATGAAGGATGGCAAGGATGGTTTTAGTGGTCCGACTAAAATGAGAGTTCGGCAGATATGGTCAAAAACTATATTCTCAGGATTAAACCTACCCGACCCTGTTATATTTAAAACAGCTAGTGCTACATACCGAGGGGTTCAATACAATGTTAGTGTTAGTAATGTTCTTACAGAGGCAATCACTCTTATTGACTTTATTGGCACGGAACACCCGACCTATAAACTAGGAGATTACGCCTTCCCAAAACCGTGGTGTAAGGCGTCCTCTCCTACTGATTGGGGGAACCTTGCTAATCCTTTTATTGGTTCTGTAACTCAGAAGCCCTTTAGGGGTGGCTACTTGTTGGAACTTATTGAAGTTTACCACCCAGCTTAATGGCGCAGGATTTCCAACCCGACCTCACTGCTTCTTTTGATGCGCTGCAAAGGCCAATACCGACAGGCCCCCACCCTGATGGGTCTGTCATTGGGAATTTTGATGCCGGAACGAACCCTCCTGAAAATCCTGAGATCCTGCACCGCCCTCATGCGTTTGCGTTGATGCACGGTGACGGCGGGGCGAAGGTTGCTTACGGGCAGTTGCTTTGGAGGATTGATACACTTATAGTGCAGCTTTCTTCGGTATCGGATTCCGACGACACTCCCACTCTTGAGGGAGCGGGGCAGACCGAAATTGAAGGTCTAAATGTAAGAGTCCCCACGATAGGTTCCGCAGGTGGAGCTTCTATGGTTGCAGGGTTAAATACAAAATACCATGAGCTGGGCGCGTATGGGGATGTATATCTTTACTGGACTACGGATCTTGACGCCGTAGACGATGGTGCCTCGCACGATCCGGCAAACCGTGTAGATGCTTGTTGGGTGCAAGTTGGAGCTACCCCCGCCGAGGACAAGTTGGATGCCGTGTCCGCATCAAGCTCTTTAACTGCGTTTGATAGAACAGATACTACAACAGGAAATCATTGTCCTACCGAAGCCCAAAAAGTAGGGACTTACCGTGTTAAATTAGGGACCGTAAATGAGGACGAAGAAATCATACAAAATCATTCGTCAGATGTGTTCTGGTCTATATTCCTTTTGAGGCGGGATGGGGGCCATGCCTGCAATTCGTAGTGAAGTGTTCACGTAGTTTATTTCTGTCTGGGTTGTTTATTCACCCACCTAGTTTGTTTTCATTTTCTCCAAATGATTTTCTCCGTTTGGCTTCCTTCCTAAACAGAGAACCTAACTATGTAGCACGGCGTGTGTTTAATCAGGGGGGGTCATTTTGTGACATCCCTTTCTTTAGATTGCAGAAAGTTTCTTCTGAATTTTACAGAGTGTGCCATCACGATGGCAGGCATCGAGCTATGGTTTTGCGGGATAACGGCTACGAGACCATGCCTGTAAGGTTGCACGTAAATGAGCCGCTAGATTTATCGTTGCGTATAAAAGCACAGGAAGACGCAAAAGACCCCGATTATTCAATTCCTCTCCCTCCCCGATTCTTGACCACTTAAATGATATTTGGTATATTGGGTTATGGCCACGCTGACCGTAAATGGAGTGGAAGACGCCCTCAAAGAGACTTGTGGTTCTAGGGGTGCAAACTCCGCACAATTCCTTAAAGAATTGAATATGGCCCTGCCCCGCCTTTATAATATGGGGCTTTGGCGTGATCTGGTTTTTGAATTCACTATCAGCACAACAGACGGGACGTTCACACTGCCCGACCACGCTGAGTCCATTGTGTCAGCTCTTGTTGATGACGACCCTGAAAAAGTTCACGCACAATTCCATGATTACAGGATTTTAGGGCGCAATGATGACGGTAGCACCTTGGAGTCTTTTGGGATCGTAGACGATGGATACGTCGCTACGATCAACGAGCTTGATTCGTCTACATCTTATGATGGCTATAAATTGCTGATGCTACCTGTTTTTCCTGACACAGCACTACCGTCAGCTTTGTCAGGCAGGACTATTGATGTTGATTACAATGTTGCGGCTGGCGATAAAACAGCAACCTTTACCATGAATGGTGCGGCTGTTATTGAGGGGACAGATACAGACATACTAGATGTCAAGGCAGTGAAGTCTGGGACAACTGATCTTTCAGCCGATGTAGATGTTGTAGCCATCCCTTCCTCTGGACTTACTCTTAGTGATATTCAATTAACCCTGAGTGGCACCACGATTGTTCAATCAGGCACTGTAATCACAGTTCCCGTTACGGATGCATCTAATGTTAGAGTAGGTGATATCATAACTTTCGCAGGTTGGAATACATCTTCACCGGGCAGTCAAGACCTCGATAATGACGGCAATACTCTGTATCGTGTTACTGGTGTAGATACGGAGGACAATAAAATATATTTGTATCGGTCAACTGATAGCGAGACATGGACAAGTTCTGGAGCCGCCACCAGTAAAATCTACCACTTCCAAGCTACCCACTTAGCCACTGTCCGTGAGCCAAATCAAGTTGCTCGCTATAGACGGTTTCGTATCGCTAACGATAACAATCAAACAGTAACCATGCGGTTGCTGCTTAAACGAAAATTCAAAAAGCTACTTGATAGCGACGACATTGTTTACCCATCAAGTCTTAATGCAATTAAGCACGCCATGCTTGGCAACATAGCTGAAGAAAGCGCAGACTTAGAACGCGCAAATTATCATTGGGGTGTGTGCCGCGCCCTCTTGGACGAACAACTTGACGCCCACCGTGGTGCGGCCAAGCCAACCGTTCAATTTGATCCATCTGGTGTAGGAGCCTACACTGCGAACATGATGTAATTTAAACTAACCCCCGACTAAATGATCCAATACATTACCGAGAACGCAGAGCAACTTTTGCAAATCGCAGCCAGCGTAATTGCTGTAGCATCTCTTATCGCAACCATGACACCGAACGAGTCGGACAATAAGTGGGTGCAGCGCATTTCGGGCGTCATTAGCTGGCTCGCCCTGAATGTGGGTAAGGCGAAGTCTAAGTGAAGGCTTTCTTCCAGTTACTAACTGCTGCTCTTCAAGCCTATGTTGAATATGTGCGACTGCAAAGAGACAGACATCTCGACGCCTTGGAAGATCGTCTTGATGCTCTCGCATCTATTGGTGATCCCGCTAGCAAGTTGCTCATGGAACGAGTTGCCCAACGCATCGACCGCGAACGCAAGCGCCTTGTACGATCCGCCGACGATCACTCTGATCGAGGGGAAAACGTATGAGTTCTGTGAGGGTAGTTTGGTAGGGCGAGAAGACCACAAGTTTCACAGCGACTACTCATATCGTCGTGCGGTTATTATTGGGAGCGACAAATGATCAACACCCGAATATTTGATTCTCTGATTGGCATGGCCGCTCCCGTCATCGGGCTGATCACAAGTATGCAGGAGCAGTTTGAATACTGGCTTCGGGTGGGGTCGCTCATCGTGGGCATTGCTGTGGGGCTGGCTTCACTCTATCGTATCCTCAAAAAATGATTGGTATCTGTGTAGGGCATAGCCGTAAAGGTGATGAGGGGGCTTACACTACAGGCTCTTATGTCGTCAGTGAGTGGGACTTTAATAGAGACATTGCCCGAAGAATTGGACAGTTACTGGACGTAGACTTTAAGATTTATTCTGACTACGAATTAAACACTTACTCAGCGGCCATAAGAAATGTGGCACGTAAGATGAGGTGCGATGGCGTTAAAGCAGCCGTTGAGTTGCATTTTAATGCCGCCAGTCCTGCGGCCAACGGACATGAGTGGCTTTACTGGCACTCCAGTAAAGGTGGCAAACGTCTTGCTGAAACAATGCGTTCAGAGATGGAAGACACTTACCCAAATATGGTTTCCCGTGGTAGCAAACCTCGCGTGTCCAGACAGAGAGGCTCTGCGTTCTTGCGAGAGACTTATTGTTATGCCATAATTGCTGAACCTTTTTTTGGGACTAATTCTTCTGAGTGGGAAATGATTAACCGTAACCGAGGTAAACTGGCTGGTGTTTACGCGAGAGCTTTAACTCAATTTGTAAATGCTTAATGTTCCTAAAAGCATAACGATGGCTGGGGTCCGTGTCCGGATAAAGTTCAGGGATCTGGGGGATGATGATTGTTATGGGGCTTACTCCCACAGGAGAAAAGTTATTGAGATAGATAAGACCTTGAAAGGAAAAGACCTGCACGATACCATAAGACATGAGATGCTCCACGCAGCTCTTGGTATTTCAGGACTAGCTTACTGCGAGTCCTACGAGGAAGAAGCTATTGTCCGCTGTATGGACGAAATATTTTTCCCTGCATGGGAGCGGTTTAGTAAAAGGTTTAAAGAAAAACCAACTTTAGGTAGTGCCCAAGAAAAATAAATCCAGAGTAAACGAAGCGGGTAATTACACAAAACCAGCAATGCGTAAGCGTCTTTTTGAGCGTATAAAGGCTGGCACAAAAGGGGGTAAGGCAGGGCAGTGGTCAGCACGTAAAGCACAGATACTGGCCCGTGAATACAAATCCAAAGGAGGAGGATACCGATAATGGCCTTGAAGAAGTCGCAGAAGTCCTTGAAGAAGTGGACGAAGCAAAAGTGGAGAACCAAGAGTGGCAAGAAGTCATCTGAAACTGGAGAACGGTATTTACCAGAGAAAGCTATAAAATCACTTACAGCAGCAGAGTATGCTGCGGGAACTAGACGAAAAAGAAAAGCATCTGCTAAAGGAAAACAGAGAGCTAAATACACAGCCGCAGAAAGAAAAGCATTGTTAAAGGCAACCCGAAGAAAACAATGAAAAAATCAGACTTCAAACCACACAATATGTATCACCCGAAGACGGGTAAAGCTGTAGCCGCTAAAACCTACGAGCAACATCTCGCGCTCAAGAAAAAGGGTTATGGGCATTCAGCCCCGAAGAAAAAAGCCCCGAAGAAAAAAGCCCCGAAGAAAAAAGCGGCTAAGAAGAATGAGTCTTATAGCGATGCTGTAGAAAGGCGCATGAAAGGTGGCTACTAAAAGATTTAAGCGTCTTCCTTCTGGGAGGATTCAATACCACGGGGAGACCTTTGCTGGCTTTAACAAACCCAAACGCGCCCCTAAAGGGAGCAAAAAGAAGTTTGTTGTTCTTGGAAAACAGGGGGACAAAGTTAAGAAGGTGTCTTACGGTCACCGTGATTATTCTGATTTTACCAAGCACAAGAACCCTAAACGCCGTGCTAACTTCAGAGCACGACATAATTGTAAGACCGCTAAGGACAAGACAACTGCTCGCTATTGGGCATGTAAACATCTCTGGTAATGGCACGAAAGCTACCTCGCCAGTTTTCAAAGGAGCGGAGTAGCAAGTTCATTGCGTTCACACCCAATTCTGAAAATGTTAAGCAGGCTTTTGAACGAAGCCAAAAGTTGGGAGTTTTACCTAATTCCTTCACCAAGGGCGGGGGGCGAATGACGGGCTTCCTTGGCGAGATTGCTTTTGAGTTACTCTATCCGGAATCGACTTATGTGGGGGGTCGTTGTTTTAGCCACGATTATGAGATCGGCAAAAAGACAATAGATATAAAATCCAAGACTTGCACCAGTAAGCCCCTCCCACATTACACAGCTTCTGTAAACTGTCCTAAACTCAAAAAGCCACAGGCAGGTTACTATTATTTTGTCCGTGTCCTAAAAGACTACTCAAAGGTTTGGATGCTTGGTTGGATCAGCACTAAGAAATTATTGGAGCAAGGAGAATACAAGTTCCGTGGCGACCCTGATGATTATGGGTTTACCTACAAGGTGGATGGGTATCATGTCCCCATCAAATGTCTTCGTCCTGCTGCCAGTCTTTGATTCTCGCTGCACGGGCCTTTAGCTTCCGGAGGACGTTTTCCATCCTGCTTCGTTCTCTTGTGTAGTGCTTGATCTTGTTTGTGAGGAGTCGATAGTCGTCTCTGGTGAACTGGATTTGCGCTTCCACGCTATCCAGATCCTCCTCATCACTGTATTCTTCTTCTGATTTTCCCGTCATAAGTTTATTTAAGGAGAAGATTTGGAGATGTCAAACTTTTCCTCTATGTTCACAACCCACACCTTACCCCCTCCCTTACCCGAAGAGTGCACGGGGCGTATGTTTTTATTAGTTTTCCCTGCCTCTTCCAAGGTGGACATGCCCCGCCTTACAAATTCCAGATTGTTGCTCATACCCACACTTCTCCCGTTGTTCATGTCGTGGAGCATCACCTGAAATTCTGTCAGGGTGCCCTCCCAATTTACCATATTCGGATTAACGTCTCGGCAACGCTTGGAGAATATCTCCACCAGTTCCGCTACTGCTGATCTACTGGAGTTGTCGTAAGCCGCAGACGCCACGGATTCGTCTATAAAACTGACCACCCCAAATCGTCCGTAGTCCTCTACCTCCTGTGGCGGGGTCCAGTCCATAAGCCACTTGGCCAGAAACGGCAGTTCCTCTTCAATAGTCGCTTCCAGTTTCATGTTTGGGGGGAAGTCACTGGTCGCACCATCCCGCACACGTAGTGCCATCAGCTTGTCTCGGTTACTGCTATCGAGGGCGGGTATAACGGATAGGCTATTTGCATCCATATTTAAGGATAAGATAACGCGCCCAGACCACGGAATTGAGATCGCGTCCGCATATTTAGCCATGTATTCGATTCTCGGGTTGGCTACGGCGCGTTTAATTAGCTCTGTTGCCTTTCTTTGGTCCTGAAATGAACTCGCACTGGTTGTATCGTCAATTACCCATGCAGCTACTCGACCTAGATCCTTGTTAAATTTTGTGTGCCCAGACAGGTAATCCGAAGCGTCAGAGAACCCACCAACCAGTCCGGAGATAACTCTGTTTGATAAAAGTGACTTACCGCGCCCTGTCGGACCTACCAGAATCAGGGCTTGTCCTTGATACGGTTGCTTCTCCAGCACAGCAGTGTAGAACCGTTTGAGCCACGCAAAGAAATAGTCGCTAGTCGGTTGGGGTGTTGAGTTCTCAAATAATTGGTGCAGCCAGTCATGGAGGAAGGGCCAGTTTTTTGGGTCACCGTCATCTGCTGGTTCAACAGGTTCGATAGTTGAAGTATTAAGAATACGGTTACCGTTGCACTCCACAACCCGTTCGTTGGAAAATATCACAGGTGCGATTTCGCTGATCCGATTCTGGTTACTGATGACCAGTATGGCAGCTTCCACTTCCGAGAGAGTCTGACCCTTTTTAAGTCTCACAGAAAAACCCATCTGCCTCAGCTCCAAGACTAGTTGCTCCCGTGGGATCTGCACTGCTGTGTTAAAGAGTAATTTGAAAAAGGTTCGCCCATTAAACCAGTATTCATCCAACAGGTTACCCATCTTCTGCTGCTCGTATTC